AAGTTTCAGATTGAGGAAATCGCAAGAATGTATCGTGTACCGCTTCATATGCTCGGTGACCTTGACCATGCAACATTCAGTAATGTAGAACATTTATCATTGGACTTTGTCAAATACAGCCTTGATCCTTGGATCGTTCGCTGGGAGCAGTCTTTGCAGAAAGCACTTCTTTCCGATTTTGAAAAAGGACAGTATTTCGTGAAGTTCAATGTAGATGGACTACTGCGTGGCGACTATGCTTCCAGAATGCAAGGCTATGCTACCGCAAGACAAAACGGC